TGTAATTGTAAACACTTGACGAAACATCAATTAGTTCACCTGCTTTAATGTGCATGAAACTATAGTCTGCTTTGAAACTAATAATCTTATCAACACGCGATTGTTTTAAATCAATTAATCCAACTTTAAGTGCAGTACTTTGTTTATTAGTAAATGGTAATACCATTCGCAATGTGTTATCAGGTTCGTTGTTAAACAAATCAGCACCAGGTATGTCAATCTTAACAAAGTCTGTTGTGTCTAATATGTCAGTGTTCTGATACTGAACTTCAGCACTATTGTACAATGATGTAAGTGAAGTTCCACTTACCGAAATAGTATCAATTATATTACTATCATCAAAACTTGCTACTGATGAACCTGCTTTATTAATAATAACTGACCACTTACCTTCGTGTATGTCGTAACTTAACCATGAGCCTGTTGCTTTAGCAATTGCTTGCATGTTGTTTAATACATTCGTACCTGTATTAACTAGACCATTGATTCTTGCTTGTCCAACTTGTGATGAACCTGATGCATCAGTGTAAGTGAAACCCGATGCTACATGCGTGTTTAAATCATCTAAGCCTGTAATGTCACTTACATTGATGTTACCACCGTACACATTGTTAGTCATGTAGTCGTTTAGAACATCACCAGGCATGTCTGTGCTGTTAGTGATGTGAAATACACACTCAGGTAGCCCAACTACATTCTTCGAACGATTGTAATTAACTTCAACGATTGCGTACAACAACCCTGACATTGGGTGCGATACTGCACTCCAATTATCAAACAATGTATCAGGTGCAGGACCACCATTAAGCGGTGTGCTTTCTTTGTACAAGTAAACTTTAATTAATCCATCAACACTAGGGTCTTGATTGCCTGCACTATCAATAGTTTCACTAGCAGTGAATCCATCTACATTAAACACAACTCTATTGTTATTGAAGTAAACATTATCTAAAGTGTAACTTGATGCAGTACCATCAATTGCATTACCTGTTAACTCACTTAAAGTTAAGCAGTAACGCATTTGTTTGTAATCACTGCTTAACTGTGCATCAGTAATACTGCCCGCGAAGTAAGCACTACCGTACAGTACTGGTATTTTAGTTTCAGTACTTGGGTTAAGTTGTAATCTAGCACCTTCATCAATTGTTTCTGTTGATGTGGTATCTGAAACATTGTCTGTTAATAAGCGCGATGCGTAACCTAATATAGCAGTCTTTGCTAAGTTAGACCCGAAACTATTACCACCTAACCATTTAAACGCATCTCCAAAGAAACTCATTTCGGTGCTCCAAAGTTATAATTTGAACTTGCTAATGCATGAACTCGACCCATGCTACTTTCACCACTAAAATCAACAGGGTTAGTTCTGCGCCCACTTACCTTCTTGTTTAATACTTCAACAATACTATTACAAGCCAATGCTATTGTAGTAACTGCTACATTCGTTGAATGATTAACCTTATCAGTGATGCTGTAATTGCTAACAATACCTTTGAACTTCATTGATGGGTTGTTTGTTATCGATAATAAAGTACCATTAGTATTGAATAAACCTCTGTAGATTTCAATTGATGAACCTTTAATGTCGTGAGTTAATATATCACTGACCTCTGTCGATGGTATGCCACTAATAGTAATACTAAGTTTTGATGCACTTGCTTTCAACTCTGAAGTTGTTCCACCTATGCTTAATAAGTTACCAATGCTAGTATATGTATCACCACCAAAAGTTACTGCAGTATTGTAATCACTTAGTAACTCAGTTCCTAAGTCGGGTATTACCCACTTAATAAACATTGCACTTTCAAGTCCACTATAATTGCTTAAATCAATCATACTAAATTCTCATGAAATACAAATGCGCCTGACCAACTAACTTGATTGCGTTGAAATATAGTCCAAGTAGGCATAGTTACACAGATAACATTCCATGTTTGCCCTGAACTCAACATACCGTTGTGTAGCCAATTAGTGTAACCTGCGTTAGTGAACGCAATTGTTTCAACTGAGAATCTATTAGCACTTTCGATTGATTGAATTTGTGTTGCTACTTCATTCCACGGCATGCCGTTCGGTAACTTAACTGTGAATGTTTTGCCTGTAGTACCTCTGCTAGTAGCACGCACAGTACCATCTCGTGCTATTGTTTGCCCTACCATTGCTTTGCTATCGATAGCAATTGTTTCTGCGTGGTCTATAATCCATTGAAAACTCATATCTTGCTCCTATGCAAATGATGGTAGTGTTTCTCTACCTTGTTCAGTTAATGCAAATAAAAACTCAGGGTCGCTTGCTAGTAGTGCTTGGAAACTAGGTGCATCAACTGCATTGATGTTGTATGTAACATTAGATGCTGAACCTTTACTAACATTAGCAGGACCTTCTACTAATTCAGGACCTGCTTCACCAACAACACCGTACCTGCCGTTCGGTATTACACCACCACCTGCAAAGTAACCAGCAAACAAGTTGCCTAAACTACTACCTGCACTACTAGCACCACCCATAATGTTTGCGGCTAACTTCTTGCTTTGTATTCTAAGCATATCGTCAATTACTGACTGTGCAAAAGACTTAAAGTTCATCTTGCCTGTTTTAGCGAAGTTGAAAATTGCATCTTCCATGTTCTGTGTTACTGAATTGAATATAGTCTTAGCGTTGTTAGCGGCATCAAATGCGGCTTCTTGATATTCTTTAAATGCATCTTTCCATGATTCTGCCCAAGTCTTTGATTGTTCAACTTGTTCTTCAACTTCATCGCCAAAGCCTTCAAGTGCATTAAGACTTGCTTCAAATTCTTCTTGTAAGTACTGAACGAACTCAGTTGCTTTTGCTTTGTTAATAACACCTTTGTCTAGTGCTTTAACAACAATAGCAACTTGTTTGTTGTATTCTCTCCACAATGCAACTGAAGGGTCCATTGTTTCTTCAATACCTTCAATTGCTTTCTTGAGTTCAATAAGACCTGAAACATTACCTGTTCCAACATTGAGTGTTGTATCTCGATTGCGTAATATTGATATTTGCTTATCAATATTGGCTATTTGCTTTAATGTGGCTTCTTTCTGACTGGCTCCTGCATTAAGTGTTAAGTCGCCTTCTAATGTTTTACGGAATTCAACTAACTTGTTTATCTTTTCGAGTACTTCTGCTTCTGTCATAACAGACAGAAGACGGTCTTTAACAGTATTGGTGGCTTTTCTAGTAACTGCATCCAATCCGCTTTGCTTCTCGTCTAGTTCGTCGCTAGCACCAATAAACATTTTAAGTACTTCATATGCGCCCCATATAGCGGCGGCAACTAATCCCCACGCACCTACGAAACGAATAACTATCTTTCCAAAACTACTAAGCATCAACTTTGCACCTGCAATAGCACCAGTGAATTCACCAAATGCTTTTATTAAAACGGTAAACTGTGCGGTTTTCTTCATTATACCAAGGGCAGCCCAAGCAACTACAAAGGTTTTAAATGTTGTTGCTAGTGCACTCATGTTCTCCCAAACAAAACGAACTGCGTCGCCCAATGATTTAAATGCATCTCGCATTGCTAAAATTGCTTCTTTGTTTTTGAGCATAGTGGATAAGTCGTCCGAAATGCTTTTGATTACTGGTGCTAACTCAGCGGCAAGTATTTGTCCAATTGCACTGAATTGACTACTTACTTTAGTCCATGCATCTTTTGCTCTTGTTGCTGATTCAACTGTATTTTTGTCAAGTACTATACCCAGGTCTTCTGCTTCGGCACGCATTGCGCTTAAACCACTAACTCCATCTTGGAGCATGTTCACCATCTGTGCGCCTTCCATGTCGAACGCGGCAACTGCTAGTCTTAGTTTTTCTTGTTCGTTGGCACTACCACTAATTGCACCCATGTAATCCATGAACACAGCGTTAATGTTACGCATACTACCATCTTGGTTCTTGAACTTAATACCAAGTGCTTCTAAGTCTTTTGCTAGTACACCAGTACCATTGCCTGCTTCACCAACTCGTCTACTAAATCGCTGTAGCGATGTATCAAGTTGTAGTGTTGACATACCTGCTAATTCAGCGGCGTGTCTAAGTTCTTGTAGTGCATCAATAGAAAAGCCTGTTTTGTTTGCTACTTTGCCTAATGCATCAGAGGCATCCAACGACTTCTTAATAAACATACCAAAGCCAACTAATGCTGTAGTTGTTAAAATACCCTTGAACTTACTGAATACTTTATTAGACTGCTTAACAGCCTTGTTAGTTTTATCGACTTTTTTCTTTAAATCAGTAAGACCTTTTAGTGCTTGTCTTACATTTAAATCGATGTCATAGACTAGTTCTGCCATGCTACTTCCTCATTAGTTTCTTGATTAACTTAGTAATGTACTCGGTAGTAGGTTTAGACATACCACGCTTTGCTTGCTTTGACCATCCTACATCAAGGTAAGTTGCGTACTTGTACTTCGCTTTGATTTTGCCACCACTGAGTTTAGTACTTCGTTTAGCATGACCTGTATCGATAGGTGTTTTGTTGACAAAGAACTTGGTTGCCTTCTTAGACAACTGCTTCAGTTCTTTTTCAATTCTTGCTAGTGATGGTGTTACTTTATCTTTAATTGATTTACTCATTACTTAACCTTTTTAACCGCTTCTTCTAGCGTATTTATATCTAATTCATTGGTAGGCTTAGCACTGCTGTTGTGGTATTTCTCAAAGGACAATGCCATATCCATAACATACAAATCAATAGTATTAGCATCGTCTAATATGCGACTAGGTAACATATGATAGCGTGATGCCATCATATCAATCATGATAACTTGTGAAAGTTCAGGGTCGTCGGGTGATATTTCCGACCTAACTACTTTCCCAGTGTTTCAACAACCTTACCGATTACTTGCATTAACACGGTAGTAGGTAATGTAACTTCTTCTGTAATGATTTGATTGCCGTCTTCATCAAGCACTAAATCACGAACTGAATCCATGATTGTATCGAAGTTACTACCTTCAATGTTTGCTAACTTAACGAACTGTTTCATTGGTTGTCTATCCCAAGTCCAAAACTCAAGTGCTTCGCCGTACTCTTTGACGATTTCCTTTGAGGTTAATTCAACTTTTATTAGTTTGGGTTTACTTGCTAATTCTGCTAATTTCATCTTTTAATCCTGTTTTAAATAGTGTATTAATGCAATACTAAATCCAACCCTAGACTTAATCTTAGTAATAGTACTTTCAATTGAATCAAGTTCGTTTTTAGTTTTTGCTACTTCTGCTTCTAGTGTTGCAAGCAATTCTTTATCTGTTAATTCTTCAAATCTCATCACCCAAAAAGGGGTCATATAGACCCCTTCGTGTTGATTAATTAAGTGTTAAGTTACGCTACTGTACCTTGCGTAAACGAACCACTAACATCAATAGTAATCGGTGACACCCAAACTGGAGCATCAGGGTTTACCGTAGGCGACATGCCCGTGATATAACCTGTTGCTTCAACATATTTGTCACCCGTTGATGTACCTGCCCAATAAACACGAATGTCAACTTGTGTTTTGTTATTGGATAAGTTGAACACACCATCAGCATCCGCACCTGTACCTACACCTGTACCGTAAAAGGTATCGGGGTCAAGTACCATGTTAAATGTTACTTGGTTGGTTGCTGTAGTTGATACAACGAACTCTGAAGTCGTATCAAGTTGTTTCCAACGGAATTGTCCGTTACTATTGTTAACTGTTACATCTTGCAAACCAGGTAAGGTAATCGCATCGGTGGTTAAATCACCTACATGCGCTATCTTAATAGTTGCGAAGTTGCCAGTTCCTGCTACATTAATATTTGCCATTATAAATTCTCCTATGTAATGGTGGTAAATCGATACAAAACACTTGTAATAATTACATCGTCGTCGTACGAAGTTGAAATATCACATTCTCTGTCATAAGCATTGCTTATCAAAGAGGTGTCTTTTGTACCAAGCAACACAGTCTTAACTGTGTCGTAGTCGGTTGGTAAAGTCTTAGCATCATTGACAACAAACACACCAATAGTTGTTGTAGTTTTCATGACATCACTGCCATTCAATACCTGAACAATAACTTCTTGGTCTGTTTGAGGTTCATCAACATAGATTACCTTTGGATTGAGTTGGTAAAGAGGTTCGCCGTTGCTAGTCCATGGCAGGTCAGTGCTTACACTGTATGCACCTAATGCTTGGGTTTGCAAATGCTGTATTATCTCTGTTTTCATCGCTGTAAATGTAGGTTAGGTGCTGATTGTTGAACTTCAGTGCTAGTAACAGTACCTGATGCATCTGCATCGTACCAATCACCATCAACTAATAGTTCTTCAAACAACTCCGTAAATCTACTTCTATAATACTCAATCTTATTGTAATCTGCACTACTTTCATCGAAGTTCGCTAACTTAGGAAGAATGTACTGAAACATTGCGAAGTAAACGCATAGGTCAGTAAAATCTTCAGTTCGCACAATACTTGACACATCTAATGCATCGGGTATTGATGAACCTGAATATGCTTTCCACCAATCACTGGCTTTCAACTTATTCAGAATTCTAATAGTACTGCGTATTAATGTATTTTCAACATCCAATGATGTAATGCCCTCATTGATAGCAAACAGACGGTCATCCATGTTAATAACATCTTGATAGTCTGCAAAACTAACAACAGAACCGTTTTCTACTATGAAAGGCATCTATCTAAACCTTACGCCGCTTTACCGATTAACTGAACACCGCCTGCCGCATTAATAATGCCACTTCCTACTACAGCACTAACAACTACATCAGTTGCTTTACCTTTAGCAGAACGCTCTTGTTCAACTTCAATTCCACCACGCATAGCAACACCAATTGCTGTACTTACAAACACTGCGCCTGTAGATTCATTATCAGTACCTGCATCTGCACCATCAGCCGCAACTACTGCGCTTGATTCATAGATGTCAACACCTGCGATTGTACCTAAGTAGAATGCACCTAGTACACGCTCACCACCTGCTAAAGTACCTGCTAATGCAATCTTAATAGGTAATGCCGCTAATGGGTTAAGTACACAACTGTAA